ATTACGAAAATACTGGCGTTCAGATTTTTCCAAAGACAATCGAAACGACGGTAACTGGCGTAAAGAAACTAGCATACACTCTACCAGCAATTTACGAACTCAATGTATCACTTCCTAAGAATTCTCCTCTAAAAGTTCCAGGTGCAGGTGCAGTTGCAACACTCAACATAACTAGTGGAGTAATCACAAGTGTAACAGTCGTTTCTGGTGGATCAGGGTTTTATGCTGCCCCAGAAATAACTTTAACTGGCACAAACGGATCAGGTGCAGTTCTTCGTGCAAACATTGTAGATGGTGAAGTTGATACGATTGCTGTCATCCAAGGTGGATCTGGTTATATTGAAAATGATGATGAGAATGAAGAAGAAAGTATTGAAGTAGTCTTTTCTACAGACTCTATTCGAACTCATATTCATCTGCCATCAGATCCCAATACGATTTATGGTTATGTTATCCGTCAATTATCTACAGTAGAAGTTATTTCCTGTGATGGTGATGGCGTCGATGACGATTGTGGATTTAGGGTCGGGCAGATTTATCAAATCGACGAGCAAAGTGTTGTCGGTCAATACGTAATAGATCCACCGATGTCTGCTGTCACAGACACTCTCATCGATGCTATCGATGCAAATCCATTAGAGTATGGAACATATGATGCCGAAAGATTTGCTGATGGTATTAATGATCCATTCTTCAATATTGGTGATGAATATATTAGGGTCAATCGCGATAACAGAGCATCGATTAGAATTTCATCCATTGATGAATCTGGATGCGTTACTGCTGTTACCATCTTCAATACAGGATTCGAGTTCGAGCAGGAACAATTCCAAACAACCATCATATCTCCAAATGGATGTGAAGCAGTTCTTGCATTTACCACTGGTGCCGTTCTCGTAAAGGCAGGTAGATTTAAAGATTCCCGTGGTATGTTGTCGAACATCAACAAACTACAAGACAATTATTATTACCAGAACTATTCCTACGTAATTAAATCTGGCGTGACCTCGAATACATGGTTACCAATAATTAATAAAACTGTGCATCCTGCTGGTATGGCGGTATTTGGTGAATTGCTCATCACACAGACAATCGATATGGTTGATTATATTGGTGTTCTAGAAATCCTAGTGCTCAATGAATTCTTTGGTGACATTACGGTGATCAATGACCAAACTAGATCTGTTGATTTTGAAAAGGTTCTATTAGATAATGTTGATGGGCGCAGATCTTACTATGCGATTCCCGACTATGTCCCAACTGAATATGCATCAGCAGATTCAGACTTACTAAAAGTGCACTTCTATAAGGTTCTTTCTGATCTCACAAATCTGTCAGATTCAGTAGATTTACTTTACGACAAGGGACTCTATGATACCGAAGAAGATGCTACTTCTATGGTCGATTCTTTCGACCGTGTTGTTCAATATTTCAGAGAGTTTAACGATGTTGCAACACCAACCGATTCTTTCGATCGTGTCGTGCAATATTTTAGAGTGTTCGACGAAGGAACTTCTCTAAGCGATTCATTTGATCGTGTAGTTCAATATGTCAGACTTTTTAATGAAGAAATATCGTCGACCGATTCTTTCGATCGTGTCGTGCAATATGTCAGAGAGTTTGACGAAGAAACAACTCTGATCGATTCCTTCAGCAGAGTTGTTCAATATGTTAGACTATTTAATGATGCGTTCTATACCTCGCATACTACTGCAGTCGATTTTGGTAAAACTCTAATAGAAGATCCGCTTTGGGTTACTAGAGATTTCTGGGCAAATCCTGATTATAGTGGTACTGAATTTGCATGGAATGCAGAGGAAACAATTGAAGTTGCGTTTGGTAAAAACGTTTCGGATTCTTATAGTTCATCCGATATCATTGATATAATTTCGTTTGGCAAAGTTATCACAGACACTGCAAGCATATCAATAGAGCGTCCAGGATTTGTAATCAATAAAGTATTGTCTGAAACAATTTTTGCATCAGATGCCAAATCTATCACAACTGCACTCCCGACTTTGGCGGATTCATTTATTGTTTCTGAAGATTCTATCATTAGTAATCTTCTAACTAAAACAGAAATTGCAACAACTCTGGACTACTATAATAAGGTTTTGCAAATCTCCAGTGCAGATGGCGCAGAAACCTCAGAAATTATTTTCATCGAAGACGAAATTCCGCATATTGATATGGTTGGAGTGAATGAGAGTTCAAGAATGATTATAAATAAAGGAATCGGGGACATGCTTGGCATAACTGATTCAGGAATTATTAACACTCAAGATTATGTCAACGGTGATTTTGGTTCAGACTTTGTTGGTCAAGCCGTTTATTTTTAACTAGAAGAAGGTAACTCAAATGAATCTCAAAGAAAAAATCGCAGGTGCTACTGGTAAACTTCGCATCGTCGTTCAAGACGAAGTGACAGGCGAAATCAAGCACGATATCGAAACAACAAACCTTGTTGTTGATACAGGTCTTAACTATATCGCATCGCGTATGGTCGGGACTTCAAAGAATGTTATGTCTCACATGGCAGTTGGTTCAGACGACACTGCTGCAGCGGCAGGTGATACCAACGTTGGATCGATTCTTGGTTCGCGCAAGGCGTTGACAAGTTCGACTGCAACTCTCAACGCTGTTGAATATGTTGCAACTTTCGCTGCAGGCGAAGGTACTGGTGCAGTTGTTGAGGCAGGAATCTTCAATGCTTCAACATCAGGTGATATGCTTTGCCGCACCGTGTTTGATGTTATCAACAAGGGCGCATCAGACAGCATGACTATCACTTGGACGGTTACTGTATCGTAATATAACATGCCACTTCTTCTAAGATCGCAAGGGCGACAAGAAATAGCAAGAAGCGTTTATCGTGACATTTACAACGAAAACGATTACTACTATTTCTTTGTCTCCCGCACTCTCGAATGGGACGAGAACCCACCTCATGGTGAGGAAAACCCAGAGCAACCTGTTGACTCTGTGTCATACTCAAACACGTCTCATAGAAACACATTGTTTGTAAAAAGAATAAATGCAAATGATGCGGTCTTAATGGCACCAAGATATAATTGGACACTAGGTACAGTTTACGCTCAATATGATGATTTATATGGGCAAACTAATGCGAACGGAAGATTGATTGCACCAGATGGGGGTGCATCATCATTATCGACTGCTAGGTTCTATGTTATAACTGATGAATATAACGTATATAAATGTATCAGTAATGGTAAAAGAGGTGATGCATCCTCTGATCTTCCATCTGCAAGCACAGTCAAACCTACAGGAACAGATACGAATGCGTTTGAAACATCAGACGGTTATATTTGGAAATTTATGTTTCGTGTCGAAGCAGGTGATGTCACCAAGTTTCTAACACCAACGCATATTCCAGTTCGTAAGATGTCTGGGTTTGGTGAACCACAATATGACGTAAACGGGTTTGTAGACAGAATTGATGTTACGTTCGGTGGTTCAGGATACTCATCTGCACCGTATGTTCGTATTCAGGGCGACGGTAAATCTGCACCTGATGTAATCATCGACAGTACCACAGGACAAGATGCAGAAGCATTTGCTACTTGTGCTACAAATGGAGCAAATCAAGATATTGTTTCGCAAATCGTAGTAACGAATGGTGGATCGGGGTATAGATCTGCGCTCTCTAAAACCTTTGATGGATCCTCTACGGGTGATATTTCACTCACGACCGACGAAATTAGTATCACTAGTCATGGGTTTACGAACCTTGATCTCGTCAAATATTCAAATGGCGGCGGAAATTCTATTGGTGGATTAACACACAATAGATCGTATTATGTAATTCGTATTGATGCAAATACAATTAAACTCGCCACTTCATATGATGATGCAGATACAGATGTTGCGATTGACTTTACTTCATTCGGTATTGGCGATGCACATTCGCTAACATTCGAAGGAACTAAGGTGTATCTTGCAGGAGGTACTGGTACTGGAGCAACTGCTTCTGCAGTTATCACGGGGGGTGTAATTACTGGAATTACTGTAACAAACGGTGGTTTAGGTTATACTGGTGCCAGAGCAACTGCTGCTTTGGGAACAGGTGCAACTGCTGGTAAAGTAGTTTCAGTCACAGTAACCGAACCTGGATCTGGATTCTCGTTTGCGAATATCAATTTCATTCCTGTCGCTGGTGATTCAATTACCGAAACTGCAGCTGCAGCTGCGGTGCTTGGATTTACTGAGGGTGGCACACCACAAGAAAATGTGGAGGCGGCCGCCATTCCTGGAACTATTGACAGAATAGTAATTCTCTCAAGTGGAAATAGTTACATCCAAGGGGATGCCTCTGTCTCTATTGTAGGTGATGGACAAGATGCGCAAGCAAGATTGACATTAACTAACGGCGAAGTTACTGGCATTACTATTACAAATCCAGGATCTGGTTATAGTTTTGCTGAAATTTCTGTAGTTAATGCTTCTGAAAATTCTCCAGGAACTGGCGCAAGGTTCAGAGCAATTATCTCACCATATGGTGGACACGGGTCGAACCCACAGAAAGAGTTGTTTGCTAAGAGTTTATCGTTGACGGTTTCTCTTACCAATGAAACCTCTGACACATTCCTAAACAACGACTTTAGACAATTAGGTATTGTAAAGAATCCTAGAATTTTCGGATCTTCTAGTAACTTTACTTCAAATACTGGCAATTGTTGTTATGTTGTCGTAATAAATAATCCTGAATTGGTAGATTATGATGATGTTATTGAGGGCGATGATGGAGGAAGATTCATTGTTGTCCAAAAAGAAGATAGTAATAATGATGGTGTCGTAGATAGAATTCACTTGTTGCCTATTATACCAAAACTTTATGTATCGACTCAGTTGACTAATGTGAATACAGAAGTGGCATTAGGATCTATTGTACCCGATTCCTTTAATATAGGTACAGTAGCAGAACCTATTCTTGTTGATTATCTGGAACCAGAAGTTGACAATAGAACTGGTGAAATCATATATCTAGATAATAGAGTTAAAATAATTAGAACATCTGATCAAGTCGAAAAAATCAGAGCATTGATCAATTTTTAAAAGAAGTAGGAAAATATGGCACTGAATTTAAATACATCTCCGTATTATGATGACTTTGATGAGGCGAACAAGTTTCATAGAATTCTCTTCAAACCTGGATATGCGGTTCAGGCTCGCGAACTTACACAATTACAAACCATTCTCCAAAATCAAGTTAATAAGTTCGGCGACCATATTTTCAAGAATGGCGCGATCGTTTCAGGTTGCGACGTTCAGATTGATAATGAATTATCATATGTAAAAATTGATGCAAATGCTGCTGGAAATGCACGACTGCCAGAATATATCGGTAGAACAGTCGAGGGCGGTAACAATCTTACAGCAGTAATCGTAGACGCAATTGAAGCAACAGCAACAGATCCAGGAACTCTTTACCTGAGATACACAAGCGGTGATGGTAGCACAAATGCTGTCCACTTCACTGGCGCAGAAACTCTTACAGTTTTGCCAACTCCAGACCCAGAGGATACAGACCCTCTAGCAGATGATATATTTACTGTTCAAGCACTTGAAGTTGATACTGACGTATTGACAAATAACTATTGGGGTCGTGCCACTCGCATGACTGTCGGTGAAGGTATTCTTTATATCGACGGTAAATTTATTCTCCATAGTTCGCAGACAATTTATCTTTCAAAGTATACTGGCAACCCAACTGGTAGTGTATGCGTTGGTGCAGATGAGCAAGTATTAGACACGGGAGACGGTGTAGTGGGCGAGACTCTTCTCGATCCAGCACAAGGCACATATAACTTTGCTGCTCCTGGCGCAGATAGATACTATGTATCGACTGACCTAATTTTCGTCAATATTGGGGATACAATCCCAGACGGATATTATGAAGTTGCAACAGTTGTTTCTGGTGGTCTTAATAGAACACATACCTCTGACATCTATGCCAAACTTGGCGACAATCTAGCACGCAGAACATATGATGAATCAGGTAATTATACGACAAAGGCATTTCCTGTTCTTGTTCGCGAACATCTAAATGTTGGTGGCAATAACGGTCTTTATACCGAAGAACTTGGTGGTGATGAATTTCTTCTTGCAGTCGGTCTTGAAGCGGGTAAAGCATATGTTCGCGGTTATGAGTACGAAACTCGCCAGACAGAATATGCTATTACTGAAAAGGGTATTGACACCGTACAGAAATATAGTGTTCCCATTAGTTCTGCTTATGGCAACTATGTTGTAGTAACAGACTATAAGGGTGTTCTGCCACTAGATGGTTCTAAGATTTCTCTACGCACCGACCCGCAAAACGGCGTTTCTGGTTCACAGACAGCAGTTCAAGGTACTGAAATTGGTACTGCTCGTGTTCGTCACATTGAACATGTTGGACCTGATGCTCCAGGAACTGCAACTGCAGTGTATAACATCTACGTTTACGATGTTCAGATGACAGCAGGAGACTTCGCCGACGTTAGTGGATTGTATTACTCGACCAGTGGAACCAACGATGGTTATGCTGACGTTGTTGAATCTGTATTGAAGTCATCACAATATAATAAACTACTCTATAGAATGCCATCGCGTGCTACTAAGACAATCAAACCACCATTTCCTTCTGGTAGTTATGAAACATCGTTATATTATACTAAGGTATATGAAAATATTGATATAACATCGGGTGTTGGTAGCATTACACTATCGGGCAATGAGTTCTTTATCCAAGATCAAAATGATGCGATTGAAACTTACATCAATAGAAATCTTTTGATGGTTCGAGATACTGGTGGTGCAATTGTTGATCTAACAGTAGGCACAGTTGATGCACAGGATCCTTCTTCGCAAATTATTAGTTTTTCTGGACTTGGTTTCTCTGATACGGTTACAGTATATTCTACAGTCGAAGCAAACTTTGCTGCGCCTCTTAGGAAAACTCTGAACCGAGCGAGACATGTTGCGTTTGACCTTTCACTAAAAATTCCTACTACTGGAGTAAATACTAGCACTGAAGTTATTACATATAATAATCACGGTCTGCAAACGAATGATAAAATCAAGTATAAAGCGAATGGCGGAACTCCGATCGGCGGACTTACTGATGGAACTGAATATTTCGCAATCAATCTTGGGACGAATACATTTTCGGTTTCTGCATCTTCGGGTGGTTCAGCAATAAATCTTTCGGGTACAGGTAACAATAATCAATACTTCTTCAAGGTAGATGGCGCTGCGTCATTAAACTTGGGCGTTGCTGACGTATTCTCTGTTGATGCTGTTTACAGAGCACCAGTTGGAACCACTACACGTGCGGCCGCTGTAACAACAGGTACTGATATCACCTCGCAATATACGTTGGATAATGGTCAGCGTGATAACACATACGAACTTGCTAAACTTATACAAGCAAATAATGCACCTTCCCTGGAAGGTTTTAATCTGATTGTCAAGTTTAGTTACTTTACTCATGTCACATTGTCAACGAATGCTGGTTACTTCGCGGTCGACTCATATGATGTATTGGATAGTGCAGAACCTGATAGTGCCTTTATCAAGACATACGAGATTCCAATTTATACTTCACCAACGACTGGTGAATCGTATGACCTACGCGACACGCTGGACTTCCGAGTAAGAATTACCGACTCAGTTACACCTGCTACATTTGCAACAATCGAGTCAGTACCAGTCAATCCAGCAAATTCAACTGGAACAATATTTAAACCATTGGGATTGAGTAATCTTACTATTCCTCGTCCTGAGCAAGAAATTAATATCAACTACGAATATTACGTTGGTCGTAAAGACAAGATCGTAATGGATGACCATGGAGTGTTCAGCGCAGTTAGTGGAACTCCATCACTAACTCCTGTCGAACCACTTACTCCAGAAAACGCGATGTGTATTGCGATCGTTACAATTCCACCATATCCTTCGCTTGCTCCTAATGTTGCAAAGTCAACAGGGCGCAATGAATATGGTGTAACTTTCCGCACCCTTGATAATCGACGCTATACAATGCGCGATATTGGTGCAATTGAACAACGTGTTTCTCGCCTAGAATATTATACTACTCTGACACTTCTCGAAAAAGCAACAGAGTCTCTGTTTATTCCGAGTGCCACAGATGAAATGTTGAATAGATTTAAACATGGTATTCTAGTAGATGCGTTTACTGGACACAATGTAGGTAATCCAAAGGATCTCAACTATAGTTGCTCGATTGATGCAGTCAATCAAGAACTCCGTCCTTACTTTAATATCGAAAATGTTGATCTAATTTTTGATTCTGCAAATTCTATTGGCGTAAAAAAGACAGGCGATCTTCTAACACTTCCATATAACTATGGTGTTCTTACTCAGAATAAATTTGCTTCGAAGTCTAGAAACTGCGTTGGAGAACTCCTATTCAATTACATTGGAGATATGACCCTAGATCCTCCAGTTGATAACTGGACAGATACTGCACAACTTCCTGACCTCGCAGTAAACTTTGACGGCAACTACGACAACTTTGCTGCCATGGCAAATGCATGGGGAACTCAATGGAATGACTGGCAGGACATCGTAACTGGTCGTTCGATTTCGACCGATACAACTACAACAGGTGGACAGACTCGCGTATCTGGTGACACTCTTTTCCAAGAGCAAATTCAGATCTCAACGACAACCACTACGCAGCGTCAAACACGTCAAGGTGTGACTATGGGTGTTACTCCAGAAACTACGACGAGGGATCTTGGTAATCGCGTAACAAATGCTTCTATCATTCCATATATGAGAAGTGTAACAATTACAGTTAAAACTAAGAGATTAAAACCTCTGACAAGAATCTATCCATTCTTTGACGGTATTGATGTTACAGCACATTGTCGCCCACTATCAAGTGCTGCTCTAACTGCATCACCGACTGATCCAGCAGAATATTCTGCATATGCTATTGCTGGTCCAACGGGTGTTTATGGTGCTCCGTTGGTTACTGATGCCAATGGCGAACTTGCAATTCAGTTTAAAATTCCTGCTGGTACGTTTAGAACAGGAACCAAGAACTTTAGAGTTTGCGACGATGCATTTAATAGATCACCATTCATTACAACTTCAGCGACAAATTCATTCTCCGCGAATGGTCTTTCGCAGGTGGTCGAGGGAACTGTTGTTTCTACGAGAGAGGCAAAAGTATCTTTCACTAATGTTAGTGATTCTCGTTCGGTGACTGAAAACAATACTACTGCAAATCGCATCGGCGAGAGAACAGTTGGAACAATTCAGAATACTACAGTAAATAACACCTTTACGACTGTTAACAACACTACAAACGTTTCTAATGTTACTAACAATACAATAGAAGTTAATGAAACCAATGTTGTAAATACGGTGGTTAATAATATTACTCTAGTGGAAGAAATTACTAATATTACTAATAATCCCACTATTGTTGTTGAGAGAGAAGTTCCAGTTCCTCCAATTATACCGCCACCACCTCCGCCTCCACCGCCACCTCCTCCTCCTGGGCCACCAGCAGAACCTGAGTTGGTAGAGTTTAATTTCGACGATAATGGGTTTCCAGATTTTGGAAATCTTGGGTTCTTTGGTATTGGCCCTTTCGGAGCATTAGATCCACTCGCACAAAGTTTCTTTGTTGATGGTATGCCATTTGGAACATTCGCAACTGGTCTGGATGTATACTTCAGAACTAAGGGAACTGCTCCAATTACTCTACAACTTCGTGAGATGGTTAACGGATTTCCATCAGAGAAGGTTCTTCCATTCGGCGAAGTTACTTTGAGTGCAGACGAGGTTGCTGTATCAACTGAGAATCTCGCAGGTGAAGTAACATCATTCGCAGAAACTCGCTTCACATTCCCATCACCAGTATATCTGCAAAACAATACAGAATATTGTTTCGTTCTTCTACCTGCGGGTAACGATCCTGGATATACTGCATGGGTTTCGGAACTCGGTGAAAATGAAGTAGGTATTTCTGGTGTTTCTAAGAGAATTTCAGAACAACCAAATGTTGGTATGTTGTTCACTTCTGCAAACAATCGCACATGGAGCGAAAAGCAAGCAGAAGATATGAAGTTTACTCTGTATCGCGCAGTCTTTGATACATCAGTTATCTCGACTGCCAAGTTCCAGAATTCTAACTATGACTATCTTGCACTTTCAGAGCAGATGCTTCTTGTTTCTAATGATGCAGTGACCCCGACCAAGTTCACTGCTGGTGAAAAGGTTTATGTCGAGGGGCATAATTCTGATGCTGATGAACCAAAGTATGGTTATGTTAAGCAATATGATCCGTTGTATAATGTTCTGAAGATTGTTGTGCAGGAAGGTGTATTTACTGCCGCAGATATAATCACAAACGGAACAATCAAAACTACAGTTACTGAAGTTGAAAATAAACTGATCAACTCTATCCAGACTAATATCGGTTACATGGACTTCACGCCAACTACGGGTGTTTGGACTTATGCCAAGACTGCAAGTGGAGCATCTAGTGCA